TCCTTCTGTAATCTTCGTTAGCAATGCTACTTATAGCACTTTACTGATTGAATCTTTCACCAATGGTTACTACGTCGGTGCAGGTTCTTTGAGTATCGGTGCTAATGGTGCTTTGAATTTAGTTGGTGTGCCTATCGTGGGTGTTAACTGGATTCCTAACAGCCGGGCATTGGTACTTGATAACTCATTCATTGAGCGTATCGAAGTAAACGGATTGAACATCGAACTTTCCTATGACGATCGTGACAACTTCGTAACCAATATGGTGACTGCCCGTATAGAGTGCTACGAAGCTATCAACTTGATGCTTCCGAACTCTGCCATCTTCGCTACTATCTAATCATTTGCAGAATGATACAGGGGGAGGACTTTTCCTCCCCCTTACTTTTAAGCATGAAAAAGCGTGAACGAAAACACATCCCAAAAAAAACTGCGCATCTTGTGGCACGTTCAGAGCTACTTGCCAATGGCAAAATCTGGGTCCGAATGGATGGCGCACGCCATAAACCAATGGATGTTAGCAAGAGGTCACAAAATGAAGGTGATGACCTCCGCAATGAACAATGAATACTATGAGTACGAAGGGATACAGGTATTCAACAGAACCCATGATTGGTACTTTCACCATGAATGGGCCGATATAATCTTTACTCAATTAGACTTTGCGCAAGATGTAGTCAATGACTGCAAGGTGAGTAAGAAACCTGCCGTGTGGTTTGCGCACAATACATTCATGTACACTTCCGTTAGGTCAAATCCACAATTAAATGTGGTTTATAATAGTAAATGGAATAGTGAGTTCTGTAAATACAACAATTCGGGCTTTATATTGCCCCCTCCTGTCGACATCAACCATTACAGAGTTGAACGGGGTGAGGAAATAACACTGATAAACTTAAATAAGAATAAGGGGGCGGAGATGTTCTACCGCATAGCCGAAGCGATGCCACAGGAGCGATTTTTAGGCGTACAGGGCGGATACGGGCAACAGATATACAAAGAGTTGCCGAATGTTTCCTACATGGCTAATCAGCCCGACATTCGCAATGCGTATAGGCGTACCGGGATACTGCTAATGCCTTCGCAGTATGAATCATGGGGAAGGACTGCGACCGAGGCAATGGCATCTGGAATACCGGTAATTGTAAGTGATTTGCCGGGGCTTCGTGAGAATTGTGGTGATGCTGCGATATATTGTCGGCCTGACCGACTAGAGGACTGGGTGGCGGCCATCAATAATGTGAGAAATAATTACGAATTTTACAGTCATAAATCGCTGCAACGGGCGAAGGAGTTAGAACCGGAGCAGAACTTAATAAACTTTGAACAATGGGTAACTACTCTTACATCATAGATAGTCAGTTAACGGAGGTGAGTTATGGCGAACCCGTAACACTCGCAGAAGCGAAACTATACATTCGTGTTAGTCATACCTCCGAAGATGCGCAGGTGGCATCGCTGATAAGTGCTGCCCGTAAGACAATCGAAGATGCTGCAGGAATATCCATCCTGACAAAGACGGTGAAAGTATGGTTTTCTAACAAAGGCGGTTCTTTTAACCTACCTTTTGGACCGGTGATTTCCGATGTTGTGTTGTATGATGATTATACAGGCACCTTGCTAACCGACAAGCGAATTATCGGAGGGAATTACCCGGTGGTAAAGTTTCCTCAAATAGATACCTTAAGGGCAGAGTATCAGGTAGGAATGACCCATGTCCCCGTTGCTTTGAAGTTTGCAATCCTCGATCAGGTGAATCATATGTACGAGAATAGAGGGGCAGGTGCGGAAGGTATGGGTATTTGTGAAAAGGCATGGAGAGCGTGCCAACAGTTTAACCGTACAAGTCCGATATTATGAAATTAAGGAAGGGTATAAACTTTTTAGCAGCAGATTTGCTGACAGAGCCAATAGAAGTATTTGCGCCAACACTGGCAACCGATGGTGAGGGGGGTTATTCGGTCACCCTTAATAAAACGGCTGATATTTGGGGTTTGTTTGTGCCGGAAGGGAATGACCGCACACTAATAGCAGCGGAGGTAAGTTATACCCAACAAGCAAGGGTATTCGTCCGCTTCCCCCTCACCATTGATAACACATACAAGCTAGGAATTGAAGGGAATCAGTGGACTATTCATAGTATCACCAATTTGGATAATAGGAAGGAGTATTTGGAAATATTAATATATCGGTAATTGTGGGCGCATTTCAGCTAAACATATCAGGGGTAAAGCAAGTGCAAGATGCCTTCAAGAGCATGGATAAGAAGGTAACGGAAGGCATCGCAAAAGAGTTTGATGCAGCAGCACTTAACATTCAAAAGGCAGCCAAAAGACGTGCGCCTGCCTTTGATGGTAAATTAAGACAAAGTATAATTATCAGCGTTGGTAATAGGGGAATGAATAGAACGGTATTAAGTACCGTAAAATATGCCCCTTATGTGGAGTTCGGCACACGGTCAAAGGTGCAAATTCCACCGGGATACGAAGCATTTGCAGCACAATTCAAAGGCAGGGGAGGTGGTACATTCCGTGACTTGTTTAATGCAATGGTCAGATGGGTGAAGAAAAAGAACCTTGCACAGATTACCAATAGCTACACCGGAAGGAAAAGCACAAAGAAAGCCGATGTAAACTATTTAGCAATGTATATTGCATGGCTAATTATCAGACACGGGGTCAAAGCACAGCCATTCCTAATACCTTCATTTGAGGAAGAAAAACCCAAGTTACTCAAACGATTAAGAAACCTTTTCAAATGATAATGAAAAACCCTGCCATCGAAATTAAGAAGTGGTTAGTTAGCCAATTACAGGCCTATTCATACATTGATGTTTACGATGCTATGGTGCCGGATGATGCAGATGGTGAGTATATTGTCATTTCTGCCCGTACTGCTTCACCCGTAGATAACAAGACCGGGTATAGTCACGAAGTATCCGCAAACATTGACATCGTAACGAAGGGGAACGGCTTTGGCTTCAAACGTGCCGAACAGATTGCAGAGTTAGTAATGGGCGGCATCAATTCCGATACGATTGTAACCCTTCCAGCCGGATGGGATTGCAAGAACGTGGTAATGGCATCCATCAATAACCTGGAAGATTTAGACCCGTTCGGCAATACTTTTCGTGTTATAATTCGTTATACCTTTGTAATCACTCAAATACAATAAAATATGTCCTACACTTTCGTAAATGCGAGGGATATTATCCTTCAACTTGACTTCGACAGAAACGGCTCTTTTCTGCCCGTAGCTTGTTTGACTTCCAACTCAATGGAAATCACCCGTGACCCAATTGATGCTGATTCCAAATGCGGAGACTTGCAACTGCCCGGTGATAGCGTTTCACAGACAATTTCCTGTTCAGGTCATGCTATTGACCAAGCCGGAACCGTGAGCCGTGAAAGCTATGAGCGTTTGTATTTTATGCTTCAAAACAAGATACAATGCCCTGCCCGTTTCGGCCCTGCTAACCCTGTATCTGGCGACATCGTATATTCAGGTGAAATCTTCGTCACTTCACTTTCTTTGAGTGCTGACGATAAAGATACCATGAAGTTCGATGCTGAATTTCAGGTGGCCAATGCTCCGTTAACTCAAACAAAGACATACTAATCTATGACACCATACGAATTACCAATTTCGGGAGGTGTTATCAAATTAGAATGGGGAACATGGGCGATGCACCGCTTTTGTGAGATGAATGGCAATCTTGCCATATCCAAACTTATGCAGTTGTACGATGGGGAGGTGTTTGCTTTCAAGCACATAATCACAATGGTACAGGCGGCATCGGAAAGCGCAGGAACGGTGATTGATGAAAGGACTGCTGCCAAGTACATTGATGAGTCGGGGGGTGCTAATGGTGCTGCTATTGCAGGGTTTGTGAACTACACCATCAAGTCAATGATTCCCGATATACCTGCTGATAAGGAGGCGCAAGAGGAAAAAAAAAGTTAAGAGAAAAGACGTGGGATGAGATTATAGTTCTCGCCTTGGAAGTTGGCCTAACGATTGAGCAGTTTTGGCGGCTTACTTGGCGAGAATTTTTATT